TACTTAGCAGCTAATGGCTCAACCCAGTTGGACGGCAATTACGCTTCACCTGCCAGCGTTAAGTCAATCCTACAGATCGGGAAGATCCGCAACAGCGAGATTGTGCGCTATGGCAATGATTACGGCAGCACATACTCAGCCACAGACGATGCTTCCATAATTACCTATGGTCGCTACCAAAGGACATTCGACTCAAATATCCGCTATCTGGCAGACATTGAGGACATCATCGAGCGCGATCTAGCCCTGCGCTCAACACCTAGAACACAGTTAGACCAGATTACTTTTAGACTCGACAATCCTAATATGCCATCTGCGCTTCTAGATGACCTTATAAACCTTTTCTTTGGCGAGCCAGTAGTTATCACTAACCTACCCTTCAACATGTTCGAGGGGTACTTCTCAGGCTTTGTAGAGGGTATCTCAATCAGAGCCACTCCAACATTCGTGGATGCGACTATCTATGTTTCACCAACAGACTTTTCACTTATAGCCCCGACATGGGCAACAGTACTTCCAACTAACACCATTTGGAGTGGCGTAAATGGTACACTACAGTGGTCTAAAGCGATCGGAGCTCTAACCTAATGGCAACAACAACCCCTAATTTTGGTTGGCCAGTACCAACCAGTACAGACCTAGTCAAGGATGGCGCAACCGCCATTGAGGGTCTAGGCGATGCTATTGATGCCTCATTGCTAGATCTTAAAGGTGGCACTACTGGTCAAGTCCTTTCTAAGGCATCTGCAACAAATATGGATTTTTCATGGATAACTCCCGCAAGTGGGGGCGGTGGAAAAGTATTGCAAGTTGTAACCGCAACAACTACAACAGGAACAACAACAACCGCAACAACGCCACAGGCAACAAGTGTTACAGCCACAATAACTCCATCTGCTACATCTAGCAGAATCTTGATTTTGGTAACTAACGAAATCTTACAGACGAATCATCAATTTAATCGTTGTACTACAAAAGTTTTTCGAGGAACTGTTTCTGGCACTCAGATAAACATGGGTTTACAAACGCAACAAAACGTGGGTTCTGGTGCGCTAGTTGCAGGATCAAGTCTTATTGGCATTGATTCACCTTCAACAACATCTGCCACGACTTATGTCCAATCAATCGAGTCTCTTACTAGTGGTGAAGGCGTGACCTGTAGTGGTCGTCAAAACATTATTCTTATGGAAATAGGTGCATAATGGCTCAAAGTTATGAAGTTTTAGGAATGCTATGCGAAGGCGTAGAATACACATTAATCGGTGAGGAATACGAAGATATCAATTGGCATGGTAACCAGCCAGCAATCACCAAAGAAGAATATGTAGCGGGATTCCAAAAGTATGATGACTGGAAATTGGCTGAAGCTGCTTCTAGAGCAACAGCTAAAACAGCACTACTGGAGAAGCTAGGCATTTCTGAAGAAGAAGCGGCTTTGTTACTTGGATGAAGGTAAAACTTTCTAAAGCTGCTATTCAGTTAAGAGAGCAGATTGATGACTCGTTCCCAGATCGTGACCGCGCATCGGATGGTTGGATCGGTGATACCCGACACGCTGCTCGCAAGTCAGATCATAATCCAGATGAGCAAGGCTGGGTTCGTGCCATTGATGTGGACAAAGACCTATTCAAGGGCGGTAAGCCAGACATCATGGGAGATCTTGCTGATCAGCTTCGTACCTTGTCCAGATCCAAGAAAGACAAGCGTATTAGTTACATCATTTACGATGGACGAATCTGCTCACGCATCCTTAACTGGAAGTGGCGCAAGTACACAGGGGCTAACAAACACACTAAGCACATGCATGTTAGCTTTAAGAAAGAAGCTGACAATGATGGTGCTTTTTTTCAAGTATCTATGTTAGGTGGAGAATAATGAAGAACATGAAGAACCCTGTCATCCTTGCCGGTGGAGCATTCTTAGCTGCATGGGCATCTAGTAACTTTGACCTTGACTACCGCGCAATCCTCTGGGCTGTGCTGTCAGGGGTATTCGGATACGCGAGCCCTAAAAAGTGAGCCAGACAGATTTCTTTCAGCTCTACATCGCCACGCTAGTCACACTTGGTGGCTTGTCTGGCTTTGTCATTACTCATTTACTAGCTGAGATTAAGCGACTCCATGCGCGTGTCGATGAGATCTATAACATACTCCTAGAGCGATAATTCTGTCATGGCAAGAAAAGAGACAAGAGCCCTAGAGGAACAAGGTTACTCAAAGCTCGATGCTTACTGCATTGGATTGCATGAGTATTACAAGTCTTTACGCAAAGCAGGATTTTCAGAAGGCATTACTTTATTTATGATTACAGATGTTCCTTCTTATCCGCGTTGGATCTTGCCTGATCCAGTCGAGCCAGAGAAGTTCGGCAATTACGAAGATGAGGATGATGACTAAACGCAGATACTTGGTGATCTCGGATCTACAGATTCCATATCATCATGAGCAAGCCGTTAAGAATCTTATTAAGTTAGTAAAGCGCGAGAAGTTCGACTTAGTTCTCAACACAGGCGATGAGCTTGACATGCAGAGCCAATCAAAGTGGGCTAAAGGCACACATCTAGAATATGAGGGGCAGCTAGATTATGATCGAAGTCTCGCTCAGAACATCCTCTGGGATCTCGGCACTACCGACATCACTCGATCCAACCACACCGATCGTCTATACCACACTCTCGTTAGAGGAGCTCCTAGTCTCATCGGACTTCCAGAACTCGAATACTCCCGCTTTATGGGTTTCTCCGACATGGGGATTCGTTTTCATAAAAAGCCATTCGAGTTCCATAAAGGATGGGTCTTAGTCCACGGAGACGAGGGCTCGATGAATAGCAATGCTGGACTTACAGCTCTTGGATTGGCTAAGAAGTTCGGTAAATCCGTAGTCTGCGGACACACCCATAGGGCTGGCATCAGTGCCTTTACAGAGGGCATAGGAAGCCAATACAGGACTTTATGGGGCGTAGAAGCAGGAAATGTTATGGACAAGAAGAAAGCCTCTTATTTGAAGGCTGGCAGTGCTAATTGGCAAATGTCAGTGGCAGTCATTGAAACACACGGAGATCGAGTTAGCCCATTCTTAGTTCCAATCAACAAGGATGGCTCTTTTACGCTTTACGGCAAGTTATACGCCTAAATCGTTATCAATCCGTTACCTAAATGTACTGGATTCGTCTGACATTTATGTCACACTAACTCTGTAAGCCAGTCGAGGGCACTGGATACAGATAGGAAATAAGATGAGTTTAGAAATGCCAACGATTGTGCTGCTTTTAGTAGCTAATGCTTTATGGTATTTAGTAGGGTGGGCAAAGGGGTTTAACGAAGGCAAGCGCGAGGGGCTAATCGTGGCTAAGTCATTTCAGCGAGTGACAACAGATGCGCGCTAATGAGATCCTACTTACCGCAACAGACACAATCCGCGATCGTGGGCTTTCGTATGGTCACCCTGCGGATAACCTGCAACACACCGCAATGCTCCTCAGTGCATATTTACAGACACCGATCCACGACTATCAAGTCGCAGGGATCATGGTGCTCGTTAAACTTGCAAGGACTAATCAATCAGCCCAACACATCGACAACTGGGTCGATCTATGCAGCTATGGCGCACTCGCAGGACAACTAGCAACAGAGGAGAATGAACTCTATGTTTAATTTAGCCGATTACGAACCAGTCGAGGTGAGACTTGAAAAGTTTATTAAGGATTATCCAACATTCCGCATTGCAACAGAGCTTGAAGTGGTCGAGGCAACTCGATACATTGTTAAGGCGTATTTATTTAAGGATGCTAGCGATGGCGTTGCGTGGGCAACAGGGTACGCTGAGGAAACAGTTACTAGCCGTGGTGTTAATCAGACTTCAGCACTGGAGAATTGCGAGACTTCAGCGATCGGCAGAGCACTTGCAAATGCAGGTTATGCGCCTAAAGGAAAGAGACCAAGCCGAGAGGAAATGACAAAGGTAGTAGCTGCCAAGCCAGTTAAGCCACCTGTTCAGGAAGTCAAGGCAGACGATCAGGATTACTGGACTACTCCAGTAAATGAATATAACAAAGTCGTGGATGCGCCTGTCACACTTGACAAAGCGATGGAAACAGTTACGGCAATCATGGGCACAGCAGAAGCTGTAGAAGCTCCATCATGCGAGCATGGACATATGCAATGGCGTGAGGGTGAGAAGAATGGCAAGGCGTGGGGTGGCTACTTCTGCAACTCAGCCATTTCATCAGCTCATCGATGCCCGACCAAATGGTACACACTCGGGTCAGATGGAAAGTTTCAACCACAGAAAGCGAGAGTTTAATGGGAAACATCGGAATCAGAATCAATGGTGAATGGGTGGATTTAATGTCAGCCTTTGTGCCATGTCAGTTATGCAATGAGCCAGTCCAGATCAAGAACCTGGTTGATCTGTCTCAGGATGCTGTCAATGGCACAGTCTCATGGCAATGCTTGAAATGCAGCACAGTCAATGGATAAACAAGATTTAATCCATTACCTTTGGGTAATTGCTTTGTGCTTAGCTGCATGGGGCGGATATTTAGCGGGGCAATACAATGGCTAAGTTCAACTTCGATGAGATTTACAGATCTCCAGTAGATCGCCATATATACAGCTTTAGCGGATATGGTGGCGTAGAGAATTGCTCGGAGTGCGATGCATTTACCCAGGTAAATGAATATGATCGCATCCATGATGGTGCAGTCCTATTCTTCTGCAAGAATTGTGAGAATAAGCATCACTTATGACCCAGCATAGGAAGCACAGAGGTTTCCGCACAGAGCGTGTTGTCGCACAGTACCTATCGACTGTCTGGCAAGGCGCATGTGTTGGAAGGGGTAGTGGCAAGGATATTGTTAATGTTCCGTTCGATGTTGAAGTCAAAGCCCGCGCTGGATTTCAACCTCTTGCATACATCAAGCAATTAAAAGCTCGAACAGCCATTTCGGGGGAATTAGGCTTCGGAGTTATTAGACTCAACGGACAGGGTGAGGATGCGCGTGAGTATGCCGCGATAATCCGACTTGAGGATCTCTTGCCACTACTCATATTAAGATATGGTCACCTAGACAAAGAACCTACTGAGGCAGACATAGACCGATGCTCTGGATGTGGGTCATACATGATA